CAACCTCTTAGGAGCTAGCATGAATAAGGCTGACACCATGGTAGATCTATCCCCTTATGCTGCGTTGTTTCAAGACATCGCAGCGTGGGACGTAGGTCTGCTAGATTCTCTTATCAGCGACTATCGCTGGTTAGAGCGCGTTGTTTCCTCGAGAGGCGTATCGTTCACTATGATTGATATGCCGGAGGGTTGCAAGGTCGTAGACCGTGCACTCTCTAGAGGACACCTTGATCCTAAGCACTTGCCGAAGACATTCGGGAAGTGCCAAGATGGCAGTCGGACATTCTTGTCCGGTCTGTTTCATAGGTGTTTCGACGCAGATGGAAGACTTGTTGAAGCGGTAGACCCCAACCATATATTCTTTCTTCGCGCAACATTGTTGCTCTCGAAGAAAGTGAAGAAGGACTGCAGTGATGCAACCCTTATGGAGGCGGTTTCCGAATTTGAGAAGATCGATCGTCGTCTTAGGATACCTAGCCTTGGCTGGGATCTTGACTCACTGGATTTTCCAGAGAGAAGACTTTCTTTCCACTCAAGTTCCAACAGACATGGGGACGTGTTCTCTGAAGGAGATCACGTGCCAGGACCGTTACTACGGACTCTGGATGACGTTTGTCGCATAGTCAGTTCGACCATGCCAGAAGTCATGCCCCGTGATGTAAGACCATCACACGGACCAGGAGCGGTTGCAGATGCAAAATCCAAAAGTGATAAGTATCACTTCCCGAATTGGCCAAACAAGCTAGATGGGTTCTTCCCATGGACGCTATTTGGTCAATCGCGAGAGGACATGCATCTTGAGGAAGCTGTAGCGTTTGGTGTTCAGGAGCGTCCGGCAAAGCTGATTGCTGTGCCTAAGACACTCAAGTCTCCCAGACTTATTGCTTCCGAGCCTGTGGCCCATCAATACCTTCAGTTAGGTATGATGGATTGGTTACGGGAGAATCTCCCGCACCAAATTCGTCCCTCTATCAACTTCAAGAGCCAGGAACCCTCACGGGAAGCCTGTGTTCGTGCCAGCAAAGAAGGAAATCACGCAACCGTTGACTTGTCATCGGCTAGTGATCGACTTTCTTGTTGGGTAGTTGAACGCGCGTTTGCGGCCAATTGGTCGCTGCTCGAGGCGCTGCATGCTTGTCGTACCCGTTGGTTAGTTAACTCAACGGGCCACGGCGAGCGTTATCATTTGCTTCTTCGCAAATATGCACCGCAGGGGAACGGAACCACCTTTCCTGTGCAGACTATCATCTATACAATGATTTGTATAGCTGTCGTTTTGTACCAGGGAGGACACAAAGTGACCTCCAAGAGTATAAAGCGAGCTGCACGGGACGTCCGTGTATATGGCGACGACTTGATACTGCCGTCGTCAGCAGTACCTATGCTGGACACCTTACTCTCCTTCTTGGAGTTAAAGGTTAATGCGTCAAAGACGCATTATAGAGGAAAGTTCCGCGAAAGTTGCGGAATTGACGCGTATGATGGGCTCGATGTGAGTCCATTATATTTGTCTACTCTAAGTCCAGGGAAAACAGC